TGGAACACCTAATACAAGCGATAAAAAATAAAATAAAAAATTATAAAGAAGACTTAGGAAAAAATTTATTATCAAAAGGAGTTGATGATATACAAGAATTTAAACGTGTTCATGGTATGGGACAAGGTTTAGATAAATCACTAGAAATCATAAATGAAATGGTTGAAAAATATAAAAAAGGAGATATAGATAATGATTAGTAAAGATATATGGGCAACAGATGATAGTGTACCTACACCAGAAAAAGTACCGCAACCTGTTGGTTATAGAATTTTAATTAGACCTAAAGGTGTAATTGAAAAAACAAAAGGTGGAATTTATTTAACCGACACAAATAAAGAACAACAAAGTTATTTGAATTCTGTAGGACAAGTAGTTGCAATGGGTCCAGAATGTTTTTCAGATAGACCAAAACCTTGGTGTAAAGTTGGCGATTGGGTTTTATTTGGTAGATATGCTGGATCAAAAGTATCTGTACAAAAGGTGAAAATGGTGGTAATAAATGATGATGAGATACTTGCAACCTTAGACAGCCCGGAAGTAGTATCTCAACAAATATAATATACGTTAATTTTAATTAACGACAACATAGGAGAAAACTATGGCAAACATAGAAGAACAGAAAGACATAGAAATCAAATTAGATGAAGATAAATCTGAGAAGGAAATTGAGGTTCCTCAAAATCCTATTGATAAATATGTTAATGAAGCAGAAGAAAGACAAGAAGAAGAAAAAATAGAAGTAAAACAAGAACAAGAAAAACAAAAAGTTCCTGCATATTCAGATGATATGCCATATTCTGAGAAAGTTCGTAAAAGAATTGCAAAAGAAGTGGCTAAAAGAGCTGAAGCAGAACAAAAAGCTGTTAATTTAGAACAAAGAATTGCTGAATTAGAATCAAAAACTTTTGATATAGCAAATAAATCTTTAACTAATCAGCATAAATCTGTATCAGATCAACTTAAAATAGCAATTGAAGAAGGTAATACTGAAAAACAAGTAGAACTTTATGAAAAAATGGCTGATTTAAGAGGTCAAATACAAAAAACTTCTGAATTAAAAGCTGAAAAACCTAAATCTGAAGAAAAAAAGAAAGCTGAAGCACCACCTTTAGCTAGAGATTGGGTAAAAAGTAATGCACAATGGTTTAATAAGCCAGGTTATAGAAAAGAAACTGCAATGGCTTATGGAATTGATGCAGAACTTACAGAAGAAGGTTGGGATGTGAATGATCCAGGTTACTATGACGAAATGGATAAGCGACTTAAAGCAAGTGGTTTAGCATATTTTACAAAATCTGAAGAAAACACTACTCAAACAGAAAAAAATGTGGTACAAAAGAACAACAGAGTGCAATCTCCAGTTGCTGGAGTTAGTCGTAAGAAAACTAGCGATAGTAACAGAGTGAAGCTAACGCAGGATGATCTGGCAACAGCTAGAAATTTCGGCATTGATATCAATGATGAAGCGGCACTAAAGCGGTTTGCTAAAGAAGTAAAAAACTTTAGCACCAATACGTGAAGTAAGGAGCACGACTATGGAAAAAACAAATAAAATAAAACATGAAACTCAAGTTGAGAAATCTACAAGAGTTTCAAATTGGCGCCCAGGTAATTTACTTGAAGCACCTGAAGCAAGACCAGGTTTCAAACAGAGATGGATTGCAACTATGGTTTTGGGACAGGAACAGCCAACAAACGTTGCTAAACGAATGAGAGAAGGCTGGAAGCCTCGTGACCCTAAAACGGTTAAAGATGCCCAGAATTTTCCAACGATAGATCATGGCAAGTTTTCTGGCTACATTGGTATAGAAGGCATGGTACTCTGTGAAATACCACGAGAATTGTGGAATGAACGTAATGCATATTACGCAAAAATGACTGATAACTTAATGAGATCAGTTCAACAAGATATTCACAAAGTAGAACAGCCAGGTCAACCTATATCACAGTCCTTCAAGACTTCAGTTACTAGAGGCGGCTTTAAAGAGTAACAAATAGGAGTAAATAACTATGGCAAATGTAAACGCCCCTCAAGGTTTTATACCTTTGAGACACTTAACAGGTGGAGTTATCAGACCTCAAGAATACTCTATTGCAAACTCGTATGCTGCTAATTTAGCATCAGGTGACTTAGTAACTATGACAACTGATGGTACTATTATTAGAGGAACAGCAGGCGGAACTGCTTTAGGTGTATTCTACGGAGTACAATACGAAGATAACTCTACAGGAGATGTCAAGTTCTCCAAAGTTTGGAACACAGGTACTACTGTGAAAGCAAATACTGCTATAAAAGCATTAGTATATGATGATCCAAACATCACTTATAAAGTACAATGTAACGGTACATTCGCAAATGCTAACGTAGGTGAGTTAGCAAACGTGACTATCGGAACATTTAATTCTACTTTCGGTTATTCAACAGACGAATTAGACATTAGTACACTAGCTACTACTGCTAAAGTCTTGAGAATATTAAGATTGATAGATGAACCAAACAACGCAGTCGGTGCTGATGCAGATGTAGAAGTTGTAATTAACTTACATTTCTACGGAACTCGTCAGGCTGGCGTATAAGGAGATTGAACTATGGCACTAAATAGAGCACTATTTACCAAACAGCTCAATCTAGGTTTAAATACCGTGTTTGGTATGGAATATGATAGATATCCAGAACAATGGAGAGCTATATATTCTGTTGAGCAATCACAAAAAGCATTTGAAGAAGATGTACAAAACATCGGCTTCGGTGCTGCACCAACGAAAGCTGAAGGTGCTGCAATATCTTATGAATCTGGCAGAGAAGGCTATGTATCAAGATATGTACATGAAACAATTGCTTTAGCATTTTCTATAACAGAAGAAGCTGAAGAAGATGGATTGTACGGATCATTAGGTGCAAGATATGCTAGAGCTTTAGCAAGATCAATGCAACACACTAAAGAAATCAAAGGTGCAAACATCCTTAACAATGCAACTACTTCTACAGTAGGTGGCGATGGTGTTACTTTATTGAACACTGCTCACCCACTAGGAGGTGGTGGAACTGCTTCTAACACTCTTGGAACAGCTGCAGATTTATCAGAAACTTCATTAGAAGATTTATTGATTCAAATCTCAACTACAGAAGATGACAGAAACATTCCAATAGCATTAACTGGACAAAAACTAATCGTTCCACCTCAATTGGTGTTTATCGCAGAGAGAGTTCTTAAATCTAATTTAAGACCAGGAACTGCTGATAACGATATCAATGCAATGAGAAATATGGGTATGATCCCTGGCGGTGTAGTCGTAAATCAAAGACTTACTGATCCAGATCAATACTTCATTATGACTGATTGTCCTGATGGAATGAAACACTTTGTAAGAGCACCAATCAAGAAAGCTGTTGAAGGCGATTTTGAAACTGGTAATCTAAGATACAAAGTTAGAGAAAGATACTCATTCGGTTTTACAGACTGGAGAGCCATCTTTGGTTCAGAAGGAGCTAACTAATAATAAAACTGTACTAGGCGTAGCAATACGCCTAGTATTAACCCAACGACTGCGAAAGCAGACTACTAAGGAGGTAGACTATGGGAACAACTACATTTTCGGGTCCGATAAAAGCGGGAACGATAAGAGAAACAACTGGTACAACGCTTGGAGCTAATGTTGTAAATACTGGTTTTGTTGTAATGGCACAATCTGCTAAAATCGACATTACTGGTGCTTCACACTTAAACCAAGTTTGCGGGACTATTCCTGCTAATTCACAAATAGTAGATGTTATATTAAATGTAACAACTGTTAATAATGATACAAATGCTGCAACAGTTATTGTTGGAACAGCAGATGATGGAAATGCTTTTATTCCATCTACAAGTGTTAAATCATTAGGAACTACTAGAGGTACTTTAGACACTGAAGCTACAAATATTGGTACAACTGATATTCAAGTTTTAGCTGATTTTACAGGTACTGATGGTGATGGTACAACTGGTAATGCAACTGTTACTGTTATGTATATGCAGAACAA